GGCGGGTGAGACTTGAACTCACGATCTTCACCTTATAAGAGTGACGCCTTCACCAACTTGGCCACCGCCCCGTAAGAACTACTATATTAAATTATTTCCATACTGTCAATAGCATTTTGCAGAGCAGGAGGGATAATAAGTTCACTATTTTGCTTCCTACCCATCCTTAATTTTATCTCTTCTTCACTATCTTGTTCAAGCATATCGTACGAATATATTTCGATTTCTTGTAAAGAATCTCTCCTAGAACGAGCAATTGCATTATAAACAGCGCCACATACGGCATCTGCTAAGTCCTTGCTTCCCTTTCTAGGATGGTCTACTTTATCACCGCGTATTCTTAATTGCAACAATTCATCGATGAGAAGTTTTAACTCTGGCCCGTATACTCTTTCTTCTGTTACCAGCAAGGCCATGTCTTCATAATGTTTTTTAGCGACTGATAGAAGTTCTGTATTTATTCCATAGTGCTTTAATTGTTGCATCATGTCGTGTGAATTCCATCTATCGAATGTTACAACTCCAAGATTAAATCCGCGTTCTCTTAACTCAATAATATAGTCTTTTACCTCTGATAAATCCACACTAGTAGTAGATGTTGGCTGCCAATATCTTACAGCATCTACTACAACTCTAGGGGCTGCCTCTGTCATTGTGCCAGCAATCTTCATTTGGACCCATCCCTCAATATGGGCCATTGCGACAGCACAATTGTCATGTTTTTGGGCTAAGTCAACATGTAGAAAATATTGACGGCCTTCTTCTGGCTTAAACCATTCTGCAAATCTTCCACTAGAATCTACAGCAAACTTGGGACTGCTGAATGCTTTTTCAATTTTTTCACGGGACTTAAAGAATGCATCTGTAGCCTCTGGTGGCATACACGCAAATCTCATCAGGGAATCTAGAGGGTCGTCATAGAATGCAATTGTGAAGTCTTGTATTTTCCTAGTAGGGTTAAACTCCCATGTAGGTCTTTTAAGCGCAAAAATATAAGGGAGAGCGTAGGATATTATATGATCCTCTTCCCACTCAATAGTAAATTCATTACCATCGTGACCATCTGGAAGATCTGGGTCTATTTTAAAACTATGTGATTTTACAATAGTTTCTTTTTCTGCTACAGCATCATTATATTTTTGTTGAATAAAGTCATTCTTAAATCTAGGGAATGAAAGCATGATTACCTTCCCAAAGTCTGGGAATCGTGAATTTACAGATGCTCTATACATCTTATAGATTGCAGCAGAGGTTTTTGGACTTTGGCGACCTGTAGTGTTTTCTAGTTCAAAGCCAGAGATTTCGTCAAGAATAGCAAGCATGACGTTATATCCCTCCCAGGACTCTGCCTCTGAGTGTCCTGAGTGAACTGTTATTTCTTTATCAAATTCAATACTGTTAGCCTTTGGGATGTATCTACCCTGGAACCAAGCCGACTTTTCAATGATGCGCTTGAATCCTTTAAAGAATACCCTATTTGCTTGAACAGCATTGATAGCAATGTTAATAATGTCAATTGAATCTCCTGGTGGCTTTCCGTAATATTTAGCAGGATCTTTCAGGCACAACAATAGGTGGACAACATAGGCACACCCGATAGTAGAGATAAAGTCCTTCCCCCCGCCTTTGCCTATCTGAAGGATAACTTCCTTGCATGTCTGATTCCATCTTTTTATTCCCTCTTCCTCACCTAGCCATTTGACTAGAGTATCTTTTTTATAAATCTGAGTCATTGCTCTAATAGATTGATATTGATATTCAGAAAGAGGTGGCAAATCTAAATAATCATTATTAGTTACAAATTCCTCTATATCTGCTGGCACTTCCTCAAATTGATCTCCATCTAATGCATCTATAAAGTCACTAAAATCAATCAATTGGTTCTACCTTGCCAGTAACTTCTGATAATCTTTTAGCGACCTCTACTTTACAATGATCGCAATCAGAGGTTACTTCTTTTAAGATATTCATAAGTATTTCTTGCTTACGCTCTGTCTCTAAAAGTTGTGCTGACATCTCGTTATTTTCTAATAGCCCAGCCTTTTGTAGCATGTCTATTCTTTTTTGCTCAACATCGGCAATCATTTTTAATGCAGAAGCCTTAGTATTATATTGTTGATTAGCGTCTGCTTGATCCACAGTTTCCCATGCCCTTTGAATGATCATAGAATAATGCTGGTCGGCTCCCGCTAATGCTTCTTTAGCACGCTCTCTAATCCTAGAGTCTCCAGATACTAATTCTCTCCATGTATCTATATGTTCTAATACCTGAGATCTTTTTATACCAAGGAACTTAGATATGTCTGTAGGATTTTTACCTTTAAGCAATTCTTCGACAACCAAATTCATTTGATCAAAGGAACTGGTTAACTCAATCTCTGACAAGTTGCTTCTTCCTTCTGCTCTTTTTTGCTCTTACTAGTCCGCTAAGTCTATCTATATAGAAAGCCCTATATTCTCCTGTAGCCGGATTCCTACAATCTATCCAGGTAACATCTAGTGCTGAATTATGTGCCATAAGAATAAATATAAATTCCCCACGAACGTGCTTGAATCTTATTTTATCTCCAGGTTTTATAACATCCTTTAGATATTCTAATTCATAATATACATGAATATTTTCATTCATACTATAAGGAACATACTCTTTATTTGGCTTTTTCTTAGGCATTACCAATCCATAAATAGTGTGTGATGTTGAATTCTTGTCCTGTCCTTTTGCTTCCATGGGCAGTATAAAACTTCTATACTCATAGCCGTATCTTTATAATAATAAGCCACACCGTTAGCATAAGAACAATATACACATCCAAATTTATACCATATGGTAGCATTTGGCAACTTCATTCTAGAAAATGGCTTTATATATTTTTTTCTATCTATCTGTGGTATTCCTGCCATTCTAAATATTATCTTATTGCATAGAATTGAAGTTATATCTAAGGCTACTATTACTGGAAGTGCTAAATATAATAACCAGGCAGCAGTTACGATTCTTGATCTAGATTCATATTTATCTGGAACTTCTATATTTTCAAATTTCATAAAGAATATCCACCATTCCTAGTTGGACTCCATACCATTCCTGGCCTATCTAGATTTCTTACTAATTTATATCCACAAGACTCGCACATTTGATTGTCACGACTATCTATAGATGTTATTAATTCAAATCCCGTATCACAGGCGGGACAATAATATGTATAAAGTGGCACTCTATCTCCAATTGTCGCTATTCGCTACTTTCAATAATACCAGATAACCTATTAAGTCGTCAATGTCATTATCTCCAGGGAATTCCCCACCATTGGCAAATCTGCTAAGTTTATCATCTATACGAACTTTGATTTGCTCTGTAGGATTTGCTTGTGAAAATATTCTTACTGGGTCAAGCGCGGAGTTTCCATAGGCGCGATTCTTTTTAATAAGTAATTCTTCTATCTCTTTGCAAACTCTAGATATTTCTTTTTCAGTATTAATATTTGGCATGTGGCCTACTTTCACTAAGACTTGCCTGAGTTACTTTGATAAACATTGACTCTTCATGTAATTCCATAAGATTATGAGCGCCAGTATACGAAAGACCACTACCAATGCCGCCCTTGAATTCTTCAATAACAGACTCAAGAGTTCCTTTGTATGGGACTGTAGTTTCCACTCCTTCAGCAACAGATACACTTCCAATTGCGCTTAATTGTGCTTCAGCACTAGCCATCCCTCTAAAAATTTTATACTTCTTTCCATGGTCAGCATGTACTTCACCAGGAGACTCATCCGTACCCGCTAAATAACTTCCAAGCATTACTACGTCTGCTCCTGCTGCCAGAGCCTTTACTGCGTCACCACTATTTCTAATTCCACCGTCTGCAACGATAGACGCTCCAGTTCCGTATGGGATTCGCTCTCGTACATCTAAAATAGAAGACAGCGTAGGAATCCCATGACCGCTTACAATTCTCGTTGTGCAAACGGAGCCTCCTCCTATTCCTACTCTAATTGAATCTGCTCCAGCATCCTGAAGTCTTGCAAATCCATCATATGTAGAAACATTACCAGCCATAATATGAACATTGTTTCCTAC